TTGTGCTATGAGAAGCGAGGGTGTGGGCTTTGGGCGTGTGGTCCTGGACCTCGGCTTTGGTTGAACCTTCCAGTTTCTCCGAGTTGTCCACGATGCCGTCGTCGTCGGTATCGTAAACGGCCTTGGTCATGTCGCCGCTGCCGGTGGCCTGGAGGCTTACCCAGGCGGAGCCGGTGTAGATGTACCAAAGATGCTGGTCGTCGCGGTAGAAGAGCTGCCGCTCGACCGGTGAGCCCGGGAAGGCGGTGCCGTGAACGAGCTCATGCGTCTCCTCGCTCTCCCACTCCGTGCGGGATAGCTCGGGCCCGACGTCGATGTGCGTTAGTCCTGATTTGGCCATATTGCCTCCTTACAAAAAGACTGCGCCGGCCACGAATCCGAGGGCTGCGGCCAGGGTAGGGATGAGGAAGCAGAAGGCCTTGCGCCAGGCGGTGTTGGTCTTGACGCAGCCGTTGAGCTCCTTCAGTTCCTTCTTTATCTCTCTCACGTCACCGACTATCCCCTTTTCCTCCGTGCCAGGGACTCCCATGGTCACGGCGTAAAGTTCCCCGATCATCTCGGCGAGGCTCTTGTTGTGCATCCGTCACTGTCTCCTTTCATGTAACAATCCTGTGAACGAGCGCGAGTACGAGGACGGAGAATAGGACAAGCGAAACGAAGCCGAGGACCCGGCCGGCCATGTAGTAGTGATTCTTGGTGCGGATCTCGGTGGCCAATTCCTCATCGAGGAACGGGCGCCTGGGCGCCCAGGGGCAGAAGGTCTCGGAGAACCCCTGTACCAGGGCATGCCATTCGTCGATGGTGTCGAGGAAGTGACCGAGCTGCGAACCTTTCAGGAAGCCGTTGCCGTTCATGTTGCCATCCTTACTCTAGCCCTGTCCCGTTGAGGGGGCGGAACCGTACCGTCCTGGGCTTCGCCGGGGAGCGGCGAGGAGTAGTCGAACTCTCCGTGATCCACGAGCCGGCTGTCACGGAGACGGATCAGGGCTTCTCTTCCGAGTCTTACTGCCTGTGCGAATCGCGGCATGTCTTGAAGCTCCATATCCTCGGCGGCGGCTTTGGCGAGCCCGATGGCTTCCTGGGCGGTCAGGGGGGGGAGCTCTGCGAGCGGTGTGTTCTTGTTCATTTGCTGTTCTTCCTTTCCGCGATGTGGGTTATGGTCCTCTCGCCGAACCACCACAGGATACAGGGCATGGCGAGGCCGTAGATGAACCAGTCTGGCGCGGCGATGCGCTCGACCACGAGCTGTGCGATGACGCCGGCGAAGATGATGGCGATGATCGGCCTGGTGACGGCGCGGGCGACCCGGGCGAGGTTGCTCCTTGCAGGCGTGACATGGGTGTTATCGGTCTCGGCCATATCCAATACACTCCTTTTCCTAGATAAGGGCCGCCAGCGCGACGGGAAAGGTCTCTGCGGCGGCCTGGCAGGGCTTTGTCAGTTGCCGTGGACACTTCTGAAACTCGCTCATTTGTCTCTCGTTCTTACAGTTTTACAGTATGTGGCATGGTGTAATGTGTCAGGGTGTAAAAACAGCTACGACGACGGCGTCCCTCGGGTTGTCGTCGGGCTCGGCGACGAGGACGTGTCGGCCGGCGATCATTGCCGCGGAGGCGATGTTGCGGGCAACGGGGACCTGGTCGTAGTAGGTCGCCGACGTGGCGAGCTGAACATCGGCCGTGTAGGTCGCGGACTGCCACTTCTTAAGGATTCCGATTTGCATGATAACTCCCCCTAGCCCCCTCTTAGCTTAAGAGGGGGAACCACAGCCCCCCCTCAATCTGAGGGCGACTCCCTCATACCTCCCCCTTAAGATAAGGGGGACACAGGGTGTTATGAACTCGCTCACCCTCACCTTAATCTCCGATTCCCTCGGAGTCTCGACAGAGTCGGACCTCTCCCGTTGAGAGAGAGGAGATTGCCACGCCCCGACAAGTCGGGGCTCGCAATGACGGCAATGTTTCATCATTCCTCCGTGTAAAGCGTGCGCCTCTCGATCCGGCGGGAGACGGTGGCCAGCGTGGTGTCGTACCGTGCCAGGCGTTCCTTGCCCCAGGCGCGATAGCTCATGGTGCCGTACCGGCCGGCGATACTGGCGCGGTCGACGGTGTAGGCCGATGCGGACATGGCCAGGTAGCCGGTGGCGCCGAGGATCAGGAGCTCGTCATGCTTCGCGGGGACGGTGCTGCTGCCGGCAGCGACGGTGTGCGCCTGCAGCCAGCGGACCCGGGCGTCGTTGCCGTCTCCCTTGTCAACCATGAAGACACGGTCGGCCCACATCTGGAACCGCTGCATGTAGGGCGGGTGCTGGTCGATGGGGAACTCGATCGACTGCAGCAGGAGAAGGTCGGTGAGCGTGCTGATGTCGAGCTCGACGTTGTCGGCCGTGGTGGCCAGGTCGTCCTGTTTCTGAGCGGGCACGGCTGCGCTGTACTCGGCGACAACCCTCTGGATGGCGCCGTCGATCTGATCATCCGTCCAGTGGTAGTCGGCGGAATCCTCGTCCTGGAGATCCTCCCGGGCGCGGGCCCTCAACTCAACTAGATTCATTCAATCACTCCTTCTGGCATGAAGATTGCCAAGCGTATGCTCTACTCATCATTATCAAACAAGAAGTATAAGTATAAGCATAGGCGCTTAAGCTTAAGCTTAAGCAATGAACAACCCTCTCGTTTTCCAAGCCGTTCCTCTCCCGTGGGGGGAGAGGGAGGGTTCCCGACTGAAGTCGGGATCCCGATCGCTGTCGGGACTTCCCTCTCCCCCCGGCTGCTATGAGGATAAGGTTACTGTCTAGGCAGCGGATATGCCGATCAAGGCTGCCCGGGAGACGACGTTGAAGTCGACCATCGAGCAGTACCACTTGATGCGGCGCCTGAGGGCGTCCTTACCCTCCAGGGCGCCTACGTTCTCGACCTGGATGCCGCCGTTGGTGGCCCCGCAGACGGCGCCTTCTCCGAAGCGCAGGGCGTACATGGTGGAGTTAGCTCCGCCGGTGGCGGCGGTCTCCAGGCTGGCGACGAGGGTGTGGGTGTCGAGAATCCAGTCGTTCACGGCGATCGGGATGCCGTTGTAGAGCTGAATGAAGTCACCGAGCAACCCCCTCTCGACCTGGAGGTTGTTGCCGGCGGCCCGGGCGAGGTTCTGCATCTTGCGCCTGGTGCGGCGGCTCATCATAAGCACGTCGGGCTTGCCGCCCTTAACGGCGTCGATGAGCTGGTCGATCAGGGCGAAGGTGAGGGCCGCGCCGGTGGCTCCAGCGGCGATCACCTGGTCGCTGGCCGACTTGGTGGCGATGTTGACGATGAGGCCGTTGAAGGCGTTGGCGTCCGCGGTCTGGCCGGTGAGGTAGGCCCCGGTGGTGCCGTACACCATCGTGCGCTCGAACTCGTGTCGAACGGACTTGGCGGCCAGTTCGAGGACCACGGCCTCGACGTCCTGAATGTTGGACCTGGTCTGCTTAATGAAGCTGTCCAGGTCGGCGTTGCGGCCGAGGATGGCCAGGGTGGCCGTGAGCTTGTCGAACTCCGGAGCCGTCGCTGTGGTCCAGTCTCCCAGGGGAGCGTGCCAGGCGGCGGCTGCCAGGGCCTTCTCACGGTTATAGGTGAGGCCATTGCCTTCGATGTGAACGAAGGGCATGACCTGAAGGAGAGGGCTCTCCTTGATGATGGTCTCTACGACGCCCCTCAAGAGGACGTCCTGGGTAAGCTTTGCGCTTTCTGCAAGCGTCATACTCATTGGTTAGTTACCTCCTTCTCTCTGCTGTGTTAGTCCGAGCTTGATCTTCTCGTCGGGCGACAGGGCGTCGATGTTGACCTCCCGGGTGGGAGCGCCGGCGGGGACACGGTTCTGCTTGGCCTCGGCGGCCAGGGTGGACCTGACGGCCTCGACAACCTGCAGGCCGGCCTTGACCGACTCGTCGACCTCTGCGATGGTCGCCCCGGTGATCAGGGCGGACGGCACCTCGGGGTGAAGGGCACGCTGGGCTGCGAGGTACTTCCCGGCAGCGTCACCGACGGCGGTGTTAAGCGTGACCATGTTCTCCTGGGTGGCGTCGAGGTTCGACTGGAGGTCTACCACGCGGACGTGCAACGACTCGATTTCCTCATCCTTCGAGGTGAGCTCGACCGTGGCGTCGGCGAGTCGCCGGCGCTCGGTCTCAAGCTGTGCCTCAAGGTCGGAGACGCGGTCGGTGACGGCTCCCTTGTTGTCGACGACGATGTCCTGAGTCGCCTCAGTCTGGTCCTGGGTTGGTTCGTCTTGTGTCTGCTCGTTCTGTGGGGTCATTCTTCTCCTGTTGTGAGCTATTATTCAGGCACTTCCGGTTCCGAGGCGTAGGCTCTCTCTCTCGCGCCGCCGCGGGTGGACTGTGCCTTAAACTCCAGATTCATTTGGAGGATCCTTCTCCTTTCCTCAAGCCACCTGTCAAACTCCCCGTCGGGGTCCTGGACGTTCATCTCTTCCATCGCGGTTCTGCGGCTGTGAACGCCGGCTTGGACGAGAAGCTGCTCATTCATGGCCTGGCGCTCGATATCCTGTGGGAGGACCGGCCCCCAAACCACGCGATGTCTGACGTCGGTGGTATCGAGGCCTGCGTACTGCTCGAGTAGTCGCAGTATCAAGGCATTTCGCCTGTAATAGCTGTCGGTGCGCACGAGGCGCTTCCTGACAACCTTCTGAATGAGGGAACCGAGCTCGATGCGGAGGGCGGCGCCGGACATTTCCTTCTCAACGCCGCCCCAGGCGGCCCGGGGGATCTCCGAGGTATCATGCAGGGCCCGATAGAGGTGGTCGATGTAGTCGACGTGCAAAGTGGCGC